CACAGCTTTTCCAACAGCTGCAACTTTCATTGCTTTTGCTTTGGCTTTTGCTTCATATCTAGCTAAAGCACCACTTAATCTCATCCCAGTTGCCTGGTCTTGTAAATCACTAGCTTGGGCTTTTGCATTGTATTCTATGTTTGCTATATCAGCGTCAAATTCTTCAGCGCTTCTCATAGCAATTTCTAAAGCTGTTCCAGTACCACCCATAATATTGGCTTTATTAAATGCAACAGTTTGTTCTCCTTCTATTCCAGCATACTGGCTTCTAAATTTAACAATGTCTTGTTCTGATCTAAAGATGGCTAAGTCACCTTTTTGCTCAGCTACCTTTGCATTTCTGTTTGCAATTTGTTGGTTATATTTGCCAGCACGATCAACACCACTAGCTGCACTAAATGAACCTAGTAGTGATATTCCAGCTCCAACTCCTGCTACTATAACCCACGACATGGTCTTATTCCTTTCTTAAAAAGTTATTGTTAAACAGCTCTACGTTAGGTTCATCCATTCCAAGCTCTGTATAACTTTCAGCAATAACTTCCCTCTCAATCTCAGGAAGATGTTCTTCAGATGGTGTTCTTGTAATATGTACATTAGTTAATAAGGAATCTTCTAAAGCAAAGAATGCTCTTTTAGATCCTTTAGGAGAAGCAAATGTGTGTGGAGCTTCCATTGTAATTTTGTCAGTAAACTCAGAAATAACTATTATTTTACCCTTTAATAAAAAAGACAAATGAGAATATCTATGTATCTTTCCAACAATAGTCACACCCTTTGGTATAAATAATTCTCTAGCATAAACACCAGATCCATATTCTTCTAAGTATTCAGCAAAATGATGCTTCAATGTGCATTGATCTACAGCGTCTACTATTTCACCTTCAGCAATCGCATTGATGAGTTTTTCCTGGTAAGACGAAACTGAATCTTTAAGAATTTTTGGGTTGTTTAGATCAACATGACTATCCATTACAGAACCCTAGCCCATCTAATGTAATCAAGACCATAAGGACAAAATTTTTCCATAATTCCCTCTTCTTTCATTCCTAGAAATTGCATCCATCTTCTGGAAGCTGGGAAGCTTTCCAAAGTTGTTGCCTGGATACGGTGAAATTTGTGATCAACCATTATTGTTTGCAAATGCCTTTTTAACGCTCTCATTGCGCTTAATGGGTTTTTAGTTAAATGGTGAGAGCCTACAAACCAAGCTTCTCCAACACCTTCCCATATTGGGTAGATGCCACCAGATGCAACTATCAAATTTTCAGTGACGCCAGTGAATGACATCTTAGGAATAACAAGACTTTCAACAAACTGGCTTATTTCTACACTTGGTCTGAATCTTTCATCATTCAAATCATTCTTTAATATCTCTGCTGCATGAGAGCTTTCAAATTTAATTAATTTCATTTATCGAAAACTGACAAAGTTGGGAATAAAGCTAATATTGTCATCGGCAATGGTAAGTCTTGAACAATTGTTATTGTAGCATCGTCATCGTAACCACCGTTAAACTCTACCGTTTTATCACCAGAGAATAAACTTAATGCCTTATCCATTTTATCTGCGCTTGATCTAAAATTTACTGTATCTAATTGGGTTGAACTTGTTCCCACTTTTAAGCCAACTGATCTATATAATCTGACCGTTACCTCTCCAATACGTTTATTTTTACCCTGGGAAGTTCCCATTGCAGATCCAGCGTCAATTCTTAATGTTTCTAATTTACTACTATACTGCAATCCAATTTGAGCTTTTGTTACTGATCTATCTAAAGTGATAGCTCCTGACGCTACAACCTTATCAGCATGAGCCGCCCCATCAGCTAATATAGAAACCGTCTGTCCTTCTAAATGATTTAATCCAGATATTGAAGTTGCTGCCGTTCCGCTATACGTTAATCCACAATCAACAAAAAAAGCATTAGTGACATCATTGCCAAAATCAAATCCTGATAAATACTCTATGTATCTAGTAGTCGAACCATTAATAGTTCTCTTTACAATAAACCAAACCTGATCTTCATCCAAATCACCTGGTATAGTGGTAACCGTTTCAACAACAGCAATTCCTTCATCAGCCGTTGTTAGCCTGACAATGTCAGAAGAAGCACAACTTAAAAATCCAGAACTGCCATGAACTGTTTCAGTAATTGTTACAACCGCTGCTGATGGATTAGCAACAGTAAAATCTGCATGAGCGTTAATTGTTGTAAATATATTATCAGCTGTAGTGTTATTATTTGTGTTTGGACGAAAACCAGTTGCACTTGCAGGGTTAGAACTTCCTGCTGCTTCACTAGTAAACGTAACTTTTTCACCGTTGCTTTTAGTAAAGATTAAAGTTGTACCAACGGCTATATTTTCATAATCAGAAACTGTCACAGTACAAGCACCAAATCTGCCACCAAGTGTATGTCTATGCCAGGCAACTACTTGTTCTTCTCTTCTAAATGTCATGCAAGCTAAAACGCCATCACTTCTGACACACCAGGCAACACTATCTGGCTCTTGCTGATAAGCTAATTCTTCTAACCCACCTTCAGTAATATGCTCTGCTAGAATGGTCATGTCTGGAGCTACATAACTAGCTGATTCAGAGGAAAAGTTTAATTCTCTAATTTTTCTTTTGGCTCGTTGAACAAATAGTGTTGAGTTACCAACTAATAAAGGTTGAATATTTGCTGACCCAAATGTGGTCTGTTGTTTGATCTGTGTATTAACTGGAGTTAATGGCTCATCAAATCCAGACGCTTTAACAACAAATTCTCCGCCAGATGTTCCCACTACCAATTGTGAGCCACTGACTAAATAACGAATAATATTAACTTCATTTGATCCTATTGTGTATTGCAAGCCATCGTTTGCATCTACTCCAATTTCAAAGTTTTCAAAATCACCTGATTGGCTAAAAAATATTGTTTGACCTTGAAAAGCAGTTCCAGCTAAAACAAGACGTTGTTCATAAAAAGCAACACAAGATGGATATGAACCTATATAAAAAGCTCCCAGTCTCCATGTTGTACTCGCTATTAAAGAGCCAACTAATGTGACATCATCTCCAGCTGCCTCTCCTGCTAAATCATTACCAGGCGCAATAGTTAAAGTTGTATCAGTAACATCCACACATAAAAAATTAGTGAAGTTATTACTAGTTGATCCAGTAAGAGTAACCTTCATTCCAGGTTTAAATCCCTGGTCAATAAATTCACCAGCTGTATCTTCTAATCTATCATTATGCTCTAAACCAGTAGAATTAGGATCACCTTCATGGAATGATATAGTATCAGTGGCATAAGTAGGCATTAGCTCAGTTCTACCATCTTCAAGTTTTTGAACTGCTGCAACCGCTACGGTAGCACTAGTAATAGAAGCAATTTTAGCAAAGCCTTCATGCAATTGTACTAAACGACCTACATCAGCAGATGTAAACAAACTAGCTGATGCCGTTATATTTACGTTACCAGTTCTGGCACTAGCTATTAATGTTGTGGTAGTTGTGTTTGGATCTAGCATTGCTCCACGCTGTAAATCAACGTCTGCAATACTCCAGGAAGTATGACTTGACCTGGTTAATTTTCTTGGAGGATGATCTGGATGAACTAAATACATAATATCTGCGGTTTGAGCAAACTTAACATTTGCTATTTGAGCTGTTGTATAATTTGTAGCTAGTTCTATAGCGTTACTGCTGCCATCTACAATCTGACCGCCATCTTTGTAGAAGCGCATATAATTATTGCCCATTTCAATAATATAGACTTGCTCTACATTATACTGGAAACTAATTAATCTTGTTTTGTCAGCCACTGTTTTTACTGTTGCAACGTATTCAGTACCAGGGCGTCTAGTCAATCCACCATGTGGCTGAACTAAGAAGTTCTCAATAACAGTAGCTCCATTGTCGTAACGACCTAAATCAGTACGACCATAAAGCCTGGGAGATAATTCCCCAGCTGTAAAATTCTGTTTTGCTGTAGATACTTTTGGCACTTAAAACCTCGATGCAATAAAGATATCACCTTCAGCGTAAGTTCGCTGATCTTGATTTGTTATATTCTCTGGAGTTCCTTCTGTGGCATCCACAAAACGAGCTTCTCTAATTTTAGTATTGAATTGTGTTTCCATCATCGTAGTTAATGTAGTGCTATTAACAAGGCTATATGATATTTCCATTGCCATTCTAGAAGATAACGCTTCAATTAATAATTGATCATATAAATTTGGATCAGTAACTCTGGCAATATAAAGCATTTGAATTATACTATCGTCACATAATATTTTTCTGCCTTCAATCTTATGAACTGTATCTGGATCTTGTAGTCTTAAAACTCTAAGACAATAAGGATCTGTTGGCAGGGTAAATTGGTTAGCGTAATCAAAAGATGGACTTGTGGAATCTGGAGATAAATCAATCCTTGTCATTAAACAGTTCCAGGGATGCGATCTAAATACAGCATCTCTAACTAATGCATAACGCTGATTACAAATACGTCCAGCCTTACTATCTTCATTTAATGAGATAATATTACTAGCGCCAATCATGTTTAGTGCTGAATTGCAAATATCAACTTCTGATGCCATAATTATTCCTTTAAAATAAAATAGGGCAAGTTAGGAAAAGTCCTAATCATTGCCCTATTTAAAGTTAGTTAATCAAGCACATAATACATTGTGAGTTCAA